TTGAATTCGGCGTTCTGCAGGCCGGGAATGACACCGGGCTGGTTGAACGACCCGTCGTAGCCGACGTTCTGGATCGTGACCATCGGGTTGCCCTGCAGCGGCACGGTGATCGGCGACAGGCCGCCCGAGGCGACCTGGGCATGCGACAACAATGCCGCCATCAGCGGGGTCGATTTCCACAGCTGGATATAGACCTTGGGCAGGAACGCGCGGCGGGTGATCGCGGCGAGCTCCGCGGCGATGGCGCCCTGTTGCGGGATGATGCCCGAGCCGTATTGCGGCATTGTCGTTCTCCTCTAGTGCCGGCCGTTATGCGCGGCCGCGCAATTCCCCAATGACGCCGAACGCCGCCTCGCGCGAGGCCTTGGCCGGATCTTCGAACAGCCCCGGAATGTCGGGGAAGGTCCAGGTCGCGGTCTGCCCCGGCAGGTCGGAGCCTGACGGTTTCGCCGGCTTGAGATCGGCGGCATAGATCTTGGCGCCGGCCTCGTAGTCGGACAGGCCGTATTTCGGCATCACCTTGTCCTCGATCTCCTTGACCTGATCCTCGTCGAATTTCCGGCCGGGGATCAGGGTGCCGTCGAGCAGGCCACGCCGCTGGTTTTCGAGCCGCACCTTGACGGCGTCCTGCGCCGCCTTGAGCTCGTCGGCTTCGCGCTTCTCGGCGAGCTCCTGGCGCAGATCCTCGACCTGCTGGTCGCCGGGCAGCATATAATTGGGATCGACCTTCTTGATGGTCTGCAGCAGCGGACGGCGCGTGTCCTTGTTCTGCGACATCTTGAGCGTCAGCTTGCCGAGCTCGATCAGCGTCTCGGGCGCGATATGGTCGAATTCACCCATCACTCACCTCTACTGCGTTTGCGCGCACCTTCGTTGATGCACGTGCCGGCCAGCGTCGCGCGCCCGCTGGCTTCGTACTTTTCCATCGCCGAGCCGCCGAGGTGGATCCCGCGCAGGCTCACATAGGGCGAGGGATCGACGAACATATCGGCGCGGTCGCGGTTGCGATTGTGCTCGTCGCCGAGGCAGCCGGGACCGAACGTCGTCATGCGGTGTGCACCGCGCATTTCGCGCGACTGCCCGCTCGGCTTTCCGGTGCTGCGTCGACGGTGGGCCATCAGATCGGCTTGCCTTTGCGGGTGAGGTCGCCACGCTCGAGCGCCAGCGGGCGATCGGGATCGTGCAGGCGCTGCGACGACGAGAAGCCGCCCAGCTGCGGATACGACGGAATGTTCTGGAACATGCCGTCGACCTTTTTGCGCTCAAGCTGCGGCGCGCGGGCCTTCGGGTGGAACGGTTCTTTCGCGGGCATCGGGTGTCTCCTGCGTTAGATCGGCGGCGGCTCGGGACCGCCCTCGCCACCCTCGCCCATTCCGGGCGGCGAGGCAACGCCGAGCGGCGGCATCGGCGCATTGGCGAGCGGGCCGGCGGGTTTCGACGACATGGCCATCTGCTGGATCGCCGCCGGCACCAACGCCTGGTTCTTCTGTTCGGCGAAGTTCGGCGACAGCGCGCGGATGGCGTTGAGCACCGCCTGATTTTTTTTCGACCCGAGCGGATAAGCCTGCAGCGCCTTGTAGAGCGTCTGCATCACGCCGGCGACCATCGCGTCGGTGGCGGCCTCGTTGCCGGCGCCGTGGCCGGGCGCGACCATCGGCGAGGCGCCGGGACCGCCGGGACCGCCGGCGGGATTGCCGGGCAGCATCGGCTTCGGTGGCAGCGGCCCGCCGGGAGTGAGCGGCGGCGGCGGCATCGGAGGCATGCGCGGTCCTTGCACGGTTTTGCGCAATTGACACCGCACCAAACGCCGCCGTCAAATGACAGGTCGCTGCAAAAGAAAATCGCCGCCGGGTCGAGGCTCGGCGGCGAAGGACGTGGGATGAGAAAATCTGTTCGCTGCAGTCGCTATTAGCGACGGCCGCGCCGCTTATGGGATTTACGCCGACGGGCCATGCGAGCCTCCTCTTTCCTTTCCCCCGCGCGATGGCTTGGGGGGGTTCGGGTTCATCAACTTCGCGGCGGCCTCCGCTTTGATGCGTTGGCGCAGCGACGTGAGGATGCTGTCACGCTGCGGCGGATTTAGCAAGCGCACGTACATTTCGCGGTCGATCGCTTGCGACTTCAACAGCAGGCCGGCGAGCTCGCGGCTTTCGTCGAGGAACAGCGGCGAGTGCGAGTGACCGGCAATGCGCAAATTCCAGCGCTCGGCGGCGTACTGCGCCGCCAGGAACTTGCCCTTGGCGTCGGGCAGCAGCAGTTCGTCGTCGCAATTGCGCATGTAGAGCTTGAGGCCGAGGTCGCCGGCCTGAATTAAGCTTGGTTCAAGCCCGATCGCGACCTTGCGGATCCGCCCCGAGCCGGTCAGCGCCATCTGCTTGGCCTGCTTGCCGCCCCGAGCGCCGCCGCCTTCCTTGCCGACCACGGTTTCGGTCAGCCCCGAGGCCTCGAGGAAGATCGCGCCGATCTCCTTGACCTCGGCGAACAGATCCTCGGGCATCTTCGGATCGAGCCGGTCGACCTTGGCGCCGGGCAGCGAGTCCATGACCCAGGTGTTCGGACCGCCGAGCGCGCCGGCCTTTTCGTCGGACAGGCCCATGAAGCCCGAGAACACCTTCGCCGGGTCGACCTGCTGCTCCAAGATTTCGGCGATCTGATCGAGGCGCTCGCTGGTCCAGTTCTGCAGCGGGATCAGCCGCTCGCTGTGCGCCTCGCCCCAGAAATAATCGGTGAGCGGATACGGCGTGATCTGCACGAACGGGTGCTCTTGCGGCAGGAAGATGTTGCTGTCGGAGAGCTCGGTGATCTTGTCGCCGCCGCTCGCCGCGCGCAGCGCCTTGATGGTGTCGCGGCTGTCGGAGAGGATGATATCGGGCGACGCGATGGTGAAGATCGTGTAATCCTCGGTGACGTCGTTCCAGATCCAGAGCTCCTGGAATTCGACCGTAGGAATGTCGGACACCGGCATGTAGCGCGTGGTCGGCTGGATATCGAGCGGCGCCTGGCCCATGATGTTGCCGCTCAGGTTTTGCCCGCCGGTCTGCGACACCAACAGCTGCTTGAGCACCGGCGGCATGTCCTCGATATCGGAGCCTTGGGTGATGCCGAGCCGCTTGACCTCGTCCTTCATGCCGGCGCGGTACAGCCGGATCACCGCGTTGTCGTAGTTCACGCGGTAGGTGTGGACGAAGGCTTCCTGGGCATCGAGCTCGGGTTCGCTCTCGTCATAGACGCCGAACGACAGCGGCGACACCGTCGAATTCATCAGCTGCTTGCGCTCGTCGTTCCAGCCGAGCTTGAGGAACATGCTGTCGTAGGTCAGCGCCCACAACAGCGCGGTGCCGTAGGAGTAAGCCAGCCCGCTGTCGCGGAACACCGCGTTCCACTCGTCCTGCAGCACCAGCGATTGCTGGTTGACGGCCTCGGGCGAATTGTACGGCCCCGACAGCGTGTAGGTGGCATGGTCGGGCGAATACAGGAACGAGGCGACGAGGTCGGTGTGCGCGAACAGCCGGTTGTAGCGCACCTCGCGGTAATCGTCGGAGCCGAACAGGAAGAAGGCGCGGCGCCGCGAATACAGATTGCGGCGCTCGTTGATCGAGGCCATGCAGGCGTCGCGCACCTCGATGACCTTGGCGTGGCGATAGTCGCCGCTCGACGGGATGATCATTGCAATAGCCCCCTCAAGACGGTGTCGATCGCGTGCCACCAGAACAGCACGCCGCCGGCGCAGATCACTGCGATCACGACGACGATGATGGCGCCGGCGCGGCTCATTTCGGGATGCCCCCCGGCGGCCGGAAGCTGCCTTCGATGCGCGATCCGGCGCCGAGTGTTTTCGAGGCCGGCATCACCTGGTTCTGATTGACGGTGACTTTCGCGGTCACCCCGGTCGGCGCGCAGACGGCGTGGCCCTGCCCGGTCAGCGCGCTTTCCGGCATCGGGATCTTCCAGCCCTGCTGCGGCTCGAAGGTGCCGGCGGTCTTGCCGTTACCCTGCGGCAGCGCCACCGCCGAGCGGCCGACCTCCGGCGTGCGGAAATTGGTCAGCTTGTAATCGTCGGCGAGGCCTCGGGCGATGGCGTCGACGTCCTTGGCGTTGCCCTTGCCGCCGACATTGAACGCGCCGGGCACCCATTTGACGCGGATGCCGCGGCAGCGCGGGCACGGCGGGAAGTCGCCGTCCGACGTGAATTCGTGCTGGCAGTTGCGGTTGAGGCAGCCGTAGGTGCGGATGATCATTTTTTGCGCTTGGCGCCGGCGTGTGCCGCCTCCTCGAAGATCAGCGCGAAGCTCGCGAGATCGAGCACCGCGCGCTTCGATCCGGCGAGCGCCTGACGCGCCAGCTTCTGGATCGTCGGTCTTAGGCTGCCGCCTTTTGCTTTCCGCCGCATGATTGCACCTCCATCAAAAGCCCCGCCGGCGTCGAGCCGTCGGGCATGTACGGCGCCCAGGCGCCATTTCGCCGTCGCCAGCGCATGCCCTTCATCGTCACCATGGCGATGCCGGTGCCGATCTTAAGGCGCGTCGCCGCGGTGAGATCGAACAGCTGCACGCGCGCCATCAGCGAATAGAGCGTCTGCCGCGTCACACCGACGAAGCGGGCGAAGGCGTCGATCGGCACCCGCTGGTCGCGGCCGCGATAGGCCGGGTCGAACCGGAATTTCAGGAGCTCGCGGCGAATGTCCTCGAGCGAGGGATCGTACAGGCGGGTCATGCGCCGGTCCCCAGGTTCTGGCCGGGCGCCAGGATACGGGCGCCGCGTAAATAGTCGATCGCCATCTGCTCCACCTGGTTCGGCCCTCCCGTCTCCTCGTCCTTCATCGCCTTGGCAAAGGTCAGCCCCGAGGCCATCAGCCGCGGCTGCACCCACCGGCGATAGGCCTCGTGCGCAAGCCCGGCGGCCATCACCCGGTCGTCCTTCTTGCGGCCCTCGCCGTGGATCGAGCCGCCTTCGAGGATAATGCTTTTCATTTCGTCGAGACAATACATCGAGTTGAGGACGACGCGGCCGAGCTCGAAGCTGTCCTTAAAACCGTTCATCAGCACGGTTTTCGTCTCCGCGGTGGTGCGCCACTGATAGGCGAGGCCGCCGGTCGGGTTGTCCGGCTTGCGGTAGAGGTAATGCTTCATGTTGGCCAGCACCTGGCGCAGATCGAGCTCGTCCTTCTTCGGCACCGGCGCCTGCGCCAGTTCAATCTTGAGCCGGTTGAGCTCGTCGAACACCACGGTTCCGGGCCCGGTGATTTCCAGATTGAGCACGCAATTGCGGAAGTAGCCGCACAGATGCGCCAGGATCCACGCGCACTGATAGGTCGAGACGTTGGGCGTGCAGAATTCGGCGGCCTGCACGGCGCGGTCGGCGAAGCAGCGCAGCACGTGGATCACCGAGCGGTCGGCGTCGTCGCTCGAGCCGAACGCCGGGTCGCAGCCGATCGCATAGACGCCCGACGGCACGGCCTCCTGCCAGATCTTCAAGTCGGCGGTTTTCTGGTTGGCCGGCACGATGCCGAGATCCTGCCAGCGGTCCTTCACCAGATAGCGGAACGGCAACAGCGGCGTCTTGCGCGCGATGCGCATGGCGTCGGTGAGGCTGTCGTTGGTGAAGAACTTGGCGCCGGTGGCGACGAAGGCGTCGTCCTCGAGCCAGGGGAACATTTCGTCCATCTTGGCCTGGTCGCCGTCGGTCTGCTCGATCAGCTTCCAGCGATACCAGGCGATCTGCTCGCTGGTGATGGTGAAGCCGTATTGTTCCTTGACCATGCGCCGGCGCTTGCGCTCGAGCGGGGAGAGCGCGGTGTCCTCGCCGTCGGGCATATAGACCCGATACCAGGGGTGATTTTGCGCGAACGCATAGAGCTCGTTCCTCCACCATCCGACGAAGATGGCGCGCTGCGTCGGCGACGCCTTGGCGGCCTGCCACTGATCCTCGAAATGATTGAAGCCGTTGGCGGTGCTCTCGTAGATCGCGAGGCGGTGCGGGTAATGCGTTGACAGCGTTGCCGAAAGCTCTTTCTTGTCCTCCTCCGAGCCCCAGAACGCGACCTCGGTGGCGTGCAAAAAATTGAAGGCGCCGGAGCGCCCCATGTTTGACACCTCTTTTTGTTTAATTCCCGCCACCAAATACTGGAACATGCTGTCGTTCTTGAGCACGAGCATGTCGCGGTTCTCCTTCGAGAACCCGATCTTGTGGGTCTTGGGCAGGTAGGTGAAGAAGGTCTTGATGATCTGGCGGAACTGCGCCTTCGACTGATCGGTGTGCGTGGCAAAGGCTCCCGACAAGCCCCTGTGTTTGAAGGCCCAAAACAGGTCGAGCGCGATGAAGAAGGTCGACGAGCCGAGTTGCCGGGCCTTGAGGATGACGAAGGTGGAAATCCCCTCCATCAGGCCCTTTTTGATCTCGTCGAGAATGTAGCGCTGGGTGCCGAGAAGCTCGAACGGCCTTATCCCGAAATCTTTGGTGTTGACCTTAAGGCTCTTGCACCATTCGAGAAATTCGTCCTCGGGGAACGGCTCCAACGCCAATGGCGGCGGGCTTAAAGACAGTGTTGGTGCCGGCGGCGTTGGTGTGGCGGTTTCCATCATCCAGCAGAAAGGACATCAGCGGCGTCGCTTTGTAAAGCTGAACACGGTCTTGGAACACGGTCTTGCCCGGATGGCCGACCGCTTGAATATCGACGATCTGATCGGTGCTTTCGATCTTGGCTTTCATCGGGGCCTATTCCTCCTCAGAAACACATTGGATTTTTTCAAGCTGTCCGTGAGTGAAGATCGCGTTGAACTCGCGCCATTCCTCCGTGTCGGTATTGTAGTCGTAGAAGTTCAAGACGCCGTGAAAGTTCATATCGCTGGGCTGCGGATCTGCGCCTTTTTTCCGTTCCCACCACGGGTCATCGCGGAACAAGCGACCATCCGCAGTGATGGTGTATTTTTCGAGATAAGGGCACTCGAAATCCTTGGTCTGAAAATGCTTGCCTGGCTTGCCATCAGGCAGCGGTGCCTCGCAAACCACGTCGTCAAACATTCCCACGGGGCTCTCCTGCCAATTATCCGAGCGGCCCAAAGAGCCGTTCCAGTTCATCAATTTCGACGTTCGTTTCCCGGCTATCCTCGATGCGCTTCATGTGTGCAACCACCTTGCGTAAGCCCTCGTCGCCATAGATCGCGATCACGGCATCCAGCGCATCCTTGGCGATGCGCTCGCGAAGCTGAAACGCCGCACAAGGCTCGGCGCCGTCAGGCATCATGCAGCCGGGTAGTGACATGGCGGCGTGTTCCTCTAAGGGCCGGTCGCCGGATTCGGGTACAGCCACGTAATCGTATGCTGATACTCATCGGTCAGGAGATCGCCGATGTGCCCAACACAAGAATGCGTGTAGTCATCCGGCTTCTGGCCGTGGCGGATTTCAACGGCGGCCTCTGCGTCGCATCCGTCTAAGCAGCAATGCGGTTTTTGTTTCTCGGGCATGCGGCCTCTACTGACTTTCGTCACCCTCCTGATTGGGAACTGCGGTTACTTTCGCTGTTGGTATCGGTCGCGGGTCGGGTAGATCGCATTCGATTTCCACGATTACATGCTGGTCATCATCGCCCGCGTCCCAAAAGCCGAATTGAGCACCGCGCCTTCGACGATGCGCAGTATCTTCGTTTGTGCTGGCGTCGCGCGTTTGGCGAGCGTGACCACGGAAATCCTCCTATTCCTTCATGGCCCTGTTGCCAGTATCGGACAGCACGAAGCACGGGACTATCAGACCTCGGTCAACGAGATCATCAAATGCTCTCCGCAGTTCGGGTTGGTCCTTGCGGAGCGCATCCTTGCCGCTGATCGGACCAAACTGTCCCACAAAGCGGAGCACCTTCATTTCATCGGTCGTCATGGCGGCTGCTAAGCCTCGTGAGAGGTTGCAGATAAATCACCTTCTATGCGCCGCGCTTGCAGGGTAGGGGCGCTGCAAAGAAGAAGGTCTATGCACCCGATCGCTGCCTTGCGCCAATCTTCGGGGCGCCCCTGAGCGAGAGCATCGACAAAGTGCATTTGCAATCCCTCGAAGAACAGGCCGAGGGCCTGATACTGGTTTGCTATATCCCGCAAGAATGGGGCCGGGCACGGCCACGGCGATGGAGCAGCCTCCTCGAAGCGCCTTCGCATTTCGTAAGCCACCGGATCAAACGGAACAAATTTATCGACGGTTCTCACGGGTCGCTCCTTTATAAGCGCAATCATCAATCGCGTTGATGATCTTCACTCTGTTTTAACCGCTGATGAGCCAACCAGGCCACGAGCTCGTTATTGTCGCGCAAGGCGCCCTGCGGGACAAAGTGTGCCGGATCGCCGTGCGCGGTGTTCAGCTGAAATGTCTTGGCTTCGCGCCCGAACGTCCAGCCGGCGAGAAGGTATGGCTGGCCCGGCAGGCACACGATCAGCACGTAAGGCGCGCCATCCTGATCGGCCGGCTTGACGATCAGGCGGCCGTGGGGAATGTCGGTCGAGCGCACCTCGACCACGCCGCCGACGTCGCAATTATTCAGTTCGCCGATCGCGGGACGCCAACTCAAATTGAGGATCAGCGACGCGGCATATTCGCAGTGTGCACCGCGAATGTGAAACTTGTCCGACGTCGGCGATGGGCCAAGGCCTGGGTCGCAGCGCATCCGGGTGGCAAACGCAAATCGCTCCTGTCCGACCCGGGTGCAGATGCGGCTTTCCCATTTAGTCAGCACCGTGGTCCAGCGCCGGTCGCGCATCAGTCGGCGATCTCCCAATCAATCGCCAGCATGTCGGGCTGCGAGGCGAGCCAGGGCACGACGTAGCCCTGCGCGGTTTTCATGTCGATGTGCGGGTGATAGTCGACGCGCGTGCCCTCGGGATAGATGCCGAGCAGCGGCGGGCGATTGACGGAGAACGTCGAGCCCTGCACCAAAAAGATGAACATGCCCTTGCCGTTCCAGCCGGCGCGACGCAGCTTCGAGCCGTTGCGCAGTTGCTTGAGCGCCCATCCGAAGTCGAGGATCTGATCGGCGTTGACGATATCGACCGGGGCCGCGCTCGGCGGCACGAACGGCTTCGTCTCGGCGGGCTTGTGTGTCTCGGGTTCGCGCGGATCGTTTCCCATTTTCAGCTTCTCCAATGTGTCGTGCCACATCTGCTCGAACCGCCCGGTCACCCCGGACGCGTTGCCCTCGACGATGATGCGGCCGGCATCGTCGAGTTTTTCGGTGTCGGCGGCGCGCATGTTCAATCCGTCTTGAAGCGCGGTGATCAGGCTGCGGATCTTCGGCGCGTCGAGCGCGCAGACGACCAGCGGCATGCCGGCCGGGAATTGCCGGACATAGATGCCCAGATGCGGGCACTTGCAGTGGGGACAATAGACGACGTCAATGTCGCTCGCCTCCAACGGCGGCATACCCTTGAGCAGGATCATTATTGGCCTCGCAGTGCTTCGGAAATTCGCCCGCTGGCGACATTGAACTGGCGGCCGGGGGCGGCGGCGAGCCACAGGTGGGTCCAGAATTCGCTCATGCCGCGTTGGCCTTGCGCGGCGCGATCTCGATCTGCTTGATCACCGGCCCGCCCATCGGGCCGCCGTCGATCTCGAGCTCGTACTTGTCGCCGTCCGCGGTGACGATCACCAGGACGCCGCCGACGATGTGCACTTCGATGATGGGGCTTTTCATGGCTGCCGCTCTGGAAATCCGGGCGGCGGCCCTTCACACCACTGTCGAACCGCCGCCCGGCACTGCACGGAAACAACTGACAACCAGGGCGGCGATCCGGGAAAGATGGACCGCCCTCGCGGCGGGATGCCGCGTCCGGCCTAATTGGGCGTGCCGCGTTGATCTGTCAAGTGCGCGTGACAGGTGGACCGGCATCGCCCGGCAGGCCGTCGACGCGGCGCGGATGGAACGCCTCGCGGAATTCCGGCAGATGACAGGCCAGCGTCGGGTCGCCGTTGCGGAACCGGCCGAGCTCGGCCGGCGGCAATTCCGACAACAGGTCGCCCTGCCGCTCGAGCGGCTCGACCACCGCCCGCACCGCCAACGCCATGACGGCGCCTACCGCCGTACCGGCCCAAAAGCCCACCGCCGCCGCGAACCAATCCATCTGCATAGCTACCGCTCCCGATAGGCAATCACGCCCGCTAGCGACCGCACCCGCGACCGCACCCTATGGCCGTCGTTGCCGCTCTGCACCACCCACCCCTGCGACGTGCGATCGACAATCCGCCCGACATGGTGGGCCCACACCACCACGACGCCAATGCCCGGACCGCCCGCCGACCGGCCCCAATGCGCCCAATTGCGCGCCAAATTATAATCCGGGCCCGGATCGCCGCCAACCTGCTGGCGCATCCACCACCCACACCACCGCGCAGGCCGGCCACCCATCATCCCGGTGACGCCACCACGATGATGGTGCCGATGCCCGCGCGCCTCCGCCTCGGTGCCCGATTGTAAAATCACCGCCGCCGCCAAAATCGCCGCCAGCACAAGCTTCCACATGCGCGCCTCCTCAAGCCGTTGATCGGCCTCGCCCTTCTACCAAAGTTTCACGTGAAACATCCGCTCACAATTTTTTCCCTGGGGAGGGGGGCGGAGGTGGGCACCCCCGCGGGTCCGCTCAACCCCTTCGATCGCGGCAGCGCCCGCGCGCTCTGGATCAGGGCCGGGGGAGGGTGTCCGAGGCGTCGGAACCCGGCAGACAGCGCCAAGCCGGGAAGATCGAGGGACCGGAAGGAATGAACGATGACTGCAACACTTCACAGCCGCCGCCACGACGCAGCCGAGGGCATGGATGCGGTCCTGGGCGCTGTTACCGCTCGGACAGCCGCCTGAACCGGCCGCACCAGCGACGAGCGCAAGGGCAGTGGCGAGGGGCAGAGCATGCACGGCCGATAATGGACAGATGGAACACGGTGGGGAGAGATTGAGGGCGGCTGGGCCTATCGCTGGCCGCGGGCGAGTTCCACGACGAGGCGTCGCAGCGGCGCGGACCGTGCGTTGAGGGAAGCGCGATCATGCCGGGCGCTTGGTCGGCGTGGACCGAGGCGTCGGGTGGGGAGGCTTCGACGATCGGAGGGCTTGTCGAGGGGTCGGGTCACTGGCGGTGGAGGTGCCGCGCGCGAGTAGGGCGGCTGTGTCACAATGGCGTCAAGGGATCAGCGGTTGCGGTCCCGGCCGTCATGTGTCAGTGCGGCGCAGCAAACACAAGGCGTTGTGGCAGGGATGCTTACCTATTAACGATTTGTCCCCAACATTCACAGCCGGACTTCGGGGCCGGACTTGCGGCGGGGCGGTGTGCCGACAAGGCGGCGGGCGACGGCGACCAGCCGGAATAGGCGTTGCAGCAGCCGCCACGATGCGGCCGGGTCATCGCGGAATTGATCCAGCGCGTCACTGATCGCCGTCGCGTCGGAGAGGCCATCGGTCGGGAGCTCCACGGCGGCGAGCTCGGCGGCGAGCTCACGCAGCGGCGCGGTGCCGGGCTCATGCAGGGCTGTCATGTGTCACCATCCGCAGCGACGTGACGCTGCCATCCGTGTTCCAGATCACGGCGCGGTCGCGATGCCAGATCACAAGCCGCTTGCGCGGCACTCCGCCTGCGCATTGCGCGCGGATCATTCCAACAAGGCCATACGGCAAGGCGTCGCGCGCGGCGCTCTCGCGGGCGGCGGCGGCTTTGGTCACAGGCATTTGCATCCCCCATTTGGTGTGGTCGCTGGGACAGATAATCGCGGCCGTTCGGTTGCGCAATCGTTAAGTTCCTAGGAAGCCCGACTATCACGAATTGTTACATCGGTGGATTGCGGGCTTTGGCCTGGTCGCCGCCTGGTGCGACGTGTCGGAAACCGTTGCGCCGCAGCGCCAAGCGATTTTTTTCTGTGCGACTTGTGCCGATGCGGCGCGGCGCGGCATGCGAGAAAGCCGCGCCAATCGGGTGTTTCTGAAATCGCGTTTGCTACAATGCGTCGTCTCATCAAAGGAGGTGCAGCGATGGACGATGTGCAACGGGCGCTCGAAAAGCGGGCGCGACAACTGATCGAGATTGATGCGGCGATGGAACGGTGGCACCGGCGGCTTTCGCGCGCGGTCGGCGCGCTCGACAAGCTTCGCGCCGCGCGCAAGCGGTTGCTCAAGCCGCGCAAGCTCGCACCGCACGAGCGGGCCGAGGCGTCGGACGAATTCGGCGACAGCGCCGCCTTGTAACTTTAACTTCCTAGGAATATAACAACTGTCCCGACGTGTCGGATTGGTCCGGCGCGTCGGGACAAACACTGACAACCAGGGAAACACCACAATGGCATTTCAGATAGGAAGGATCGAGGCGGGCGGCGCCTTTACGCCGCTGACGCGGGCCGATGGCACGTTGCGGCTTTACAAAACCGGCAAGCACGCCGCCCGCGCCGCGCGCGTCGTGATGAAAAAGCACGGCGGCAAGGTGCAGCCGCGCGTGATGGCCGACGAGGATTGGAAGGCCCGCGAACGCGGGCGCTTTGATCGCGGCGAATACACTCCCATCGCCTGCTGGCAGGAATGGGTGATCGAGCACAAGCGCGACAGCAGGGGACGCGACAGCATCCCGGTCTACGCGATGACCAAAATGCTCGAACTGTGCCCGGACCATTTCGCCCACGTCTCTGTTGAGAAAAAAAGCATGGTCGCGTTCACGCCGTCGGACGAGTACGGCGCGGCCAATCGCAAATTGCGGCTGTCGCCGGGCACCTATCTGCAACGGTTCTACTCCGGTGTGCTGACGCAAAATCAGATCACCAGCATGGCGCGCGAGTTCGGGTCGAAGTTCGATAAGATCGACGTTCAATTTGCGCGGACCCGCGCGGAAATCCGTCATGTGTATGAGAACGGTCCCCACTCGTGCATGTCGTCGCCGGCGGCGAATTACTCGTGCCAACCCATCCACCCGAGCGAAGCCTATGCGGGCGGCGACTTGGCGATTGCCTACATTCGGCGGCAAGACGGCGAGCGGGTCGATTGCGGCGCGTGCAACGGCGACGAGGATGCAGAGTGCATCTGCGACACGACGATCAGCGCGCGGTGCCTGTGCTGGCCGGACCAAAAAGTATTCGGCGCAACCTATGGCGATAGCTGGCGGCTCGAACAGGCATTGGAGCGCGACGGCTGGAAGGGCACCAACGCTTTTGTTGGTGCGCGGCTCGCCGCAATCGAGTGCACCAACTGGACGCGCGAACAGATACGCTCGAACTGGGGCTATGACGGCAAGGTGTACGCGCTGCCGTATTTCGACTTTTCCGGCTATCTGAAAATGTCGGATGACGGCGCGTCGTTTGTTGTTGTTGGTCGCGACGGCGCCCACGACGGCATTTGCGGTGGCACGAGCGGCATCGCGTTCCTGCGCGGTCAACCGATGTGCCCGGTGTGCAGCCAGCGCCCGGTCGGCGAACTGCTGGTGCGCGGCGGCGACGGTCAATCGCTGTGCCGGGCCTGCGTCGAGGCGCAAGGGTTGAAGCAATGCGCCCACACGCAACGCTACTATCCTGCGGCCGACATGGTGACAATGGCATGGGGCGTGCTGTGGCATCGGTCGATCTACCGGGCGGCGGGCGGGCAGTGCTGTTACGACGGCCTGTTCTACCGGCGGCGCGACATGGTGACGTTGGCCGACGGCCGGACGGTCTATGCGGGCAACCATTCGGTGGTGGTGAAGATTGCGGTAGGTGCACGATGACCGCACCAGCAAGCGACCACGGCGAGCGGGTCAATACGCTTTGCGGCATGCTGTCCACGCGCCGCCGCGCGGGCGGTCGGCAGGAACGGCGCTTCATCCAAGAGTTCATCCAACCCGTCGCGCGGATGAAGCAAGACGGCGCGGGCAACCTGATGTGCACGGTCGGCGACGAGGCGCCGCGCGTGCTGTGGTCGTGTCACACCGACACTGTCCACCGCGCGGGCGGTCGGCAGCGCCTGAAATGGCGGGGCGTCAAGTTGACGCTCGGCGACAGCACGCAATCGAACTGCCTTGGCGCCGACGATACGGCGGGCGTCTGGCTGATGCGGGAAATGATCCTAGCGCAAAAGCCCGGCCTGTATGTGTTCCATCGCGGCGAGGAAATTGGCGGCATTGGCTCTAGCTGGCTCGCCAAGCACACGCCGTCGGTCTTGAACGGGATCGAGGCGGCGATTGCCTTTGACCGTCGCGGCACAGCCGACGTGATAACGCACCAGTTCGGCGGGCGGTGTTGCTCGACGGATTTTGCCAAGTCACTGGCGGCCGGGCTGAACGCGGGCGGGCTGAAATACAAGCCTAATTCCGGTGGCAGTTTTACCGACACCGCGAATTACACGGACCTTGTCGGCGAGTGCACCAACTTGAGCGTTGGCTATCGCCACGAGCACAGCAAAGACGAGGAACTTGACGTGCAGCATTTGCTCGACTTGCGGGCCGCGCTGCTGCGTCTCGACACGGCCTCCCTGGTCATCAAGCGCAAGCCCGGCGAGATCGACTGGTCGGACTATGGGGACAGCCTGTATGGCCTTCCCTACGCCTCTGGCGGGTCGAATAGCCTGGGTCGCCGGTATCGCAATTCGGGCTATCCCATCGGCACCATCCAAGCCGGGTGGGTCAAGACGCACAACGGGTGGGAGGCCTTGGCGGACATGCCGGAAGATCGCCGCATGTTCTGGGAGGCTTGCGCCAGCAACGAGGCCGCCGCGCGCGACGCGACGACCACGACCACGACGGCCGGGACCATTCGCGCCCTAAGCCCGCAGCCCGACGACCCCGGCACCTCCGAGGAGGAGGAGGAGGGCGGTAACCGCCTGGATCGGCTGTCAATGGCCGAACTGGTCGAGGCCTACCCGGAAGTGGTCGCCGACATTCTCGAACAGATGGGCATGGACGAAAAGTCGCTGGCCGAGGAGATCGCGGCCTACCTGTCCTGAGATCCGCGCCGGGGCCGACACGACGGCCCCGGCTAGGATCCTCCCCGCCCGACGGGTCGGGCGGCACGCCTGGTACCCCGGCCCGCGCGGCCGGGGTTTTTTCTTGCCCGCGCGGGCGCGCGGCCTTATCTGCCTAGGAAGTCTGCCGCGTGTGCGGCGTATCTTTGGAGGTGATGATGACGACGTATCCCTTGAAGGCGCTTGGCGTGGCCGGCCTCGCCTCGCTCGGCTTCGCGCTGACGCTGGCCGCGATCTCGGGGCCGCCGCGGGCGCCGGCATCCGACGCCGCGCAGCCGCTGTTCGCCACATCTTTCCCGTCGCAGACAGTCCGCGTTATCGACGGCGACACCATTGCGGTGCGCCGCGACGGCGTCGAGCGGCGTATCCGGCTCTATGGCATCGACGCGCCCGAGCTCGAGCAGACCTGCACCGACGGCTCGGGTGCGGCGTATCCCTGCGGCGCGCGGGCGGCGGCGTATCTGACCCGGCTGCTCGCGACCGGGCCCTTGGTGTGCTGGCGCCGCGACGTCGATCGCTACGGCCGCGACGTCGCCGACTGCACGGTGATGACGACGGGCGGCGCTCCGGTCCAAGTCTCGGCGGCGATGGTCTTGGCCGGCCAGGCGGTCGATTACGTGCGCTATTCCGGCGGCGCCTTCCGGCGCGAGCAGGAGGCGGCGAAGGCCGCGCATAGCGGCATTTGGGCCGGCCCCTTCGATCTGCCCTGGGAATGGCGCGCCGCGCACAAGTGACATGGATAGGACAGCGACCATGACCAAACCACAGCCCCACCTGTTCGCCCGCCGCCTGCTCGACGCACTTTTCCACAGCCAGAGCGAGGCGGCGCGCGAGCTCGGCTTCTCCGACCGGCAGGTGCGCAACTGGTGCCGCGCCGGCATGCCGCCGCACGTCGAGCTAATCTTGTCCCGGTTGTCCGCCGGGGAAATCACCATCAAGCACGCGCGGCGTATCCTGCGCACGCGCCGGCAGCGCCGCCGCCTGACGTAAGGGTTTTCCCCGCAGTTCCCGCAATCCACAGCCCAACTACAACATAAGAATTATATTCCTAGGTAAGTAGTGGTCCTGTGGATAGCGGTAATTACGGGGATTTCTGCTGATCGAGTGTCGCCCGCGACAGCGGCGGCGGGTTTTCCCGCGGCGCAAAATATTTGCAGGCTCGCGCCAACGGCGGCACTTTCGGCGACATGACGAGGTTCATCATCGCCTTGGCCTTGTTGCAGGACTGATCCTTGAGCAGATCGGAGCCGGCAAAATAGGCGTCCCTTTCGGGCAGCGCCCAGAACGTGCATTCGCGGCAGGTCTTGCCGCGCGGTCCTGAGCCGCCCCAATGGGCCTGCCCCGGATAGGTGGCCTTGGCCTGGTCGCTGATCTTGTCCGGCGCGGTGCCGTTGATCATGCCGTCGCGCAGCGTCTCGGTCATGGGTACTCCTCCCCGCTCTTGAGTTCGTGAACGATCTCGAAGGTCAGGTCGCTCTCGGCGGCGCGCAGCTCGCGCGCGATCCGGTGCAGGATGCCGCGGTAGCGGTCGATCTGACTTTTTTCCACCGCATTGGCGGCGCAGGCCTGCAGGACGCAGGTGAAGAACGCGATCAGCGCGCTGTGGCTCACCTCGCTCGTCGGGTGGTCGTCGCGGAACGCCAGCGCATAGGCGAGCGCCGCCACCACCCGCTCGTTGGGGTCGCGCGGCACGCGGACTTTGGGCCAATCATCACGCATAGGCGTCTCCCTTTTTGCGGAACATTTTGCGCCGGTGAAACGCGCAATAGCACCAGGCCAGATCGGACTGGCGCCGGGTCTGCGTCGCGTCGGCATTGCAGAACAGGGTCTCGGGCGCGCCGTCGGGCGACACCGGGAACCGGCAGCCGGCCGGCGCCACGGCAAGCACCCCTGCGGGCTCTCCGGTGGCCGCTGGGTCGCGCCGGTCCTTCGCCGCGGCATTGAGGGCGGCGTGCGCCAGACGCCGCTCCTGGGCCTCCTGGCGGCGTTTGTCGCGGCGGCGCTCGTTGCGCGAGCGGGCCGAGTTCGGGTCCGGCACTGCGGTCGGGATGCGCACCGCTGGAACTTTGCGCGGTTCCTCGACCCGCTTGTAGCCGGCCGGCTTGAGATAGGTTGCCGCCTTCTCCGGGTGCTTGAGCCGGTGCACCTTGCCGATCACGGCGTTGCGGTTGAGGCCGGCGGCGACGAATTCGGGACGCTCGGCGATCATGCCGCCCGACCAGCCGTTATCCCACAGCTTCAAGGCGGTGTCGGCGAGTGTCGGCGACCACTTGCGCTGTGGATTGCGGTCGTAAATCTCGGTCATTGCGCGTCGCTCCTATGTTCCTAGGAACCATATTGATATGCGGTCGCTTGACAGGTCGCAAGTTGTACGCCATCTGATTTTCGACGTTTTATCGTAGCCGAGGATCCCCATGAACGAAATCTCCCGGCAGCAGCGGCTGCCGATGACCAAGCGGATCGCCAAATTGCCCCGCGATCACCGCGGGTTCCCGATCCCCTGGTTCGTCGCGACGGCGCCGGACGGCACGCGGGATTTTCGCGTCACCGACGGCCGCAAGTTCGGGTTGGCGATCTCGCGGCGCCGCTGCTGGGTGTGCGGCGAGCAGACCGGCCGCTTCCTCACCTTCGTCATCGGCCCGATGTGCGCGATCAATCGCGTCACCTCGGAGCCGCCGTGCCATTGGGACTGCGCCTATTGGTCGGCCCACGCCTGCCCGTTCCTCAGCCGCCCGCGGATGCGGCGCAACACCAACGACCTACCCGCCGAGGGGCGCGAGCCGCCGGGCATCCACCTCGACCGCAATCCCGGCGTCGCTTGCCTTTGGACAACGGATCAGTTCTTCCCGTTCCGGCCTCACGCCGGCAACACCGGCTGGCTGATCCGGCTCGCCAAGCCCACCAAGGTCGAGTGGCTCGCCGAGGGGCGACCCGCGACCCGCGCCGAGGTGATGGCTTCGATCGACAGCGGTTATCCGGCGCTGCTGCAGATGGCGCAGGCCGAGTGCGCGGCGGCCGTCACCGAGCTCGAGGAACAGCGCGGCGCTGCGATGCAATTCCTGCCGGCGGAGGCCTGACATGCCCGACCACTCGCGCAAGACGATCTCGGCGACGCAGATGCCGGCGCTGTTCAACGCCTCGCCGTACCTGACCAAGTGGATGCTCTACCGCTACCTCAAGGGTGACGATATCGAGCCCGCCGAGACGTCGCGCATGGATTGGGGCAAGCGCCTGCAGCCGCTGGTGCTCGAACAGACCGGCCGCGATCTCAACCTCGAAATCGAGGTGAATTTCTACAACACCTACATCAAGGCGACCTTCGCGCCGATCGGCTACACCGGCGACGCCATGATCTTCGACCCCTCGCGCGGGCCGGGCGCGGCCGAGAGCAAATGCGTGTTCGACTACGGCGTCTGGATGCGCGAATGGGACGGCGGCAAGGCGCCGCCGAAGCATATCGAATTGCAGCTGCAGCAACAGATGGCGGTCGGCGACGGCAATGCGTCCTTCACCTGGGGCGTGATCCCGGTGTGGGTGTGCGGCGAGATGGTTTATTTCCACCGCACCCTCGACACCAGGGTCCGCGACCTGATCGCCGGCGCGGCGCGCGGCATGTTCGACGCGGTCGAGGCCGGCGAAGAACCAACCCCGTTCGGCTCCGAGTTGGAGGCGCCGCTGCTGCAGGCGCTGTTCCCGACGGTCAAGGGCCGCACGCTCGATCTCACCGGGCACGGGCACGGTCAGAAATGGGCCGATCTCGCCGCTGCCTTCGTCGCCTACGGCGACGAGGCCCACTTCTACGACAAGGCGCGCGAGGCGGTGAAGGCGCAGCTGCTCGCGCTGGTGCAGGATTACGAGACGGTCGAGCTACCGGGCGGCGTCACGCTCAAAGCCTCGACCCGCAACGTCAAGGAACACGTCCGCGCCGCCTCGTCGTCGACCATCATCAAGGTGGTGCGCGCGCAGGCCGAGGCGTCGGAACCAACCGCGGAGTGGACCCCATGAGCCTGCCTCAAGTCGACAGCGGCACCTTCCAGGTGATCCGCACCGACGGCACGACCGAGACGATGACGTTCGACAAGAAAGCGCGCAACCGCGACGTCTCGGTGCTCGATGCCATCCGCAAGGCCATCGCCGCCGACACGCTCGAATTCGTGCGCATCGGCAAGGTCGAGGGCTCGGACCTGATCATGGCCGTCGACGATAACGGCTATGAGACGCAGGTGGTCGAGCACGGCCCAGGCGAAGGGCACGATTTTCGCATCGAACTGTGGCCGATCCGGGCGCTCAAGCCGGACAATCCCAAGGCCACCGACCTCTATCACGCGATCTGCATTCCCGGCACAACGCATCGGATCGTCGGCGACGTCGCGATCCTTCACGACGGAGACTTTGCCTGATGGCCAACGATATCGCCGTTCTCGAAAAGCAGTTCGACCCGCTGCTCCCGAAATTCGCGCAGGTGCTCGAAGTGCCCGGCATCAATCTGCCGGCGCCGCGGCTGGTGCGCTCGATCCTGATCTCGTGCGAGCGCACGCCCAAGCTGCTCGATTGCACGCGGCAGTCGCTGTTCAACGCCGCCATGTCGGCGGCCTGCCTCGGGCTCGAATGCGACGGCGTCACCGGACAGGCGTTCCTGATCCCGTTCTCCGTCAAGGGCACGCCGGCCGCGCAGCTGGTGATCGGTTACAAGGGCTACAACACGCTCGCCGCGCGGTCGGGCTACACCATCACCGGCGAGGTGGTGCGCGAGGGCGACGCTTTCGATTTCGACGAGGGCGAGGGTTGGGTCAAGCACAAGAAAAAACTCGACGGCCCGCCGAACCGCAAGATCGTCGCGGTGTGGTCGAAGGCGGCGGCGTTGAGCCGGCCGCCGATCGTCAAGGTGCTGTCGATCGCCGATATCATCGCGGTCAAGGCCAAATCGCCCGGCGCCCGCAAGGGTGACAGTCCGTGGAACGACCCCGAGATCGGCTTCCCGGCCATGTCGGAGAAAACCGCCAAGCGGCGGCTCGGCCGCGGTATGCCGCTCAACGTCATGCAATACGCCGCGCGCATGGAGGAAGCCTTCGACGAGCAGGGCCTGGTGTCCTACATCACGCCCGAACGCGGCGTCGTGGTCGAGGCCTCGGCCGTCGTGTCGGCCCAGCCCAGCGTCGACGAGCTCGTCGACACCGACACCTTGGCGCCGCCGCCCGAGAGCATGCCGGCGGATCAGCCCTCGACCGCGACCCGCCTCAAGGAATTCGACGTGTCGCTGGCCGAGGCGGCAAAACTCGGCATTGTCGAGCTCGAGGCGGCGTGGTGGACGATCCCGCTGTCATACCGGATTTCGTTGCAGTCGGCGCTCAACCGCCGGCACAAGCCCGCGGCCTTGGCCGCCGACCAGGAGAAGGACCACAATGAAGCCCGAAAGCAATAAAGCCGCCGTCATGGTCGGCAAGCGGGTGCGGGCGGCACGTCTCGCCGCCGGCATCAGCCAGGTGGCGCTGGCGAAACACTGCAAGGTCACCTTCCAGCAAATCCAGAAGAACGAGAAGGGCACCAATCGCACGCCGCCCGAGCGGCTCGCCATCATCGCCGAGGTGACGGGCAAGCCGATGATGTTCTTCCTGCAGGATCTGGCCCCCGACGCGCCGAAGGGCGCCGGCGCCGACAATCTGCTCGACACGATGCAGACCAACGGCGGCATCCGGCTGATCAAGGCGTTCAACAAGATCGACAGCGAGGCGGTGCGGTCGAGCCTGGTCAAGCTGGTCGAGGAATACGTCCGTGTCGGAGTGCCGGCATGAGCAGGGGCAAGCTTGAGCATCGCAACTACGCGAACAAAAAATTCTGCCCCGGCTGCGAACACTCGCATTTTCCGCACGACGACGCCGGCGCCGGCGGGCTGTGCCTGCTGCACCCGCCGACGCCGTTCCTGCTCGGCATGGCGCCGAAGCCGACGCCGGTGGTGCAGCCCGGCGCTCCGCCGGAAACGGTGCCGATCATCCGGGCCTGGTTCCCGACCGTCGGCAACCACGACACCTGCTCGCAATTCGAGCCGCGCGCGGAGGGCAATGCCTGATGGCGACGAAAGAGGAACGTAGCGCCGTGCAGGCGGCGGCCGATAGCGGCGAACTTCAAGGCGTGCGCAACAAGGCCGAGCTCGACCAGATCAGGCACCGCTTCGACGCAGCGCTGGCGCATGTGATCGACCGCAAGTGGATTGTCGAGCAGGCGATCAAGGTCGCCGTCGCACACGACATGCCGGGCGATGAATTCCGCGCGCTGGTGACCTTCCTCGACGAATTCGTGTCGAAGCGGCCGCCAGAAGTCGGGGTTTAGCATCAATGCTCGATCGCTTTGTGAACTGGTTGCTGTGGGTCTTGTGGGCCGGGCGCCGCCGCAATCGCACCCCGCTCGACGGCTGACCGTGATATAGCTCGCTCCTCACAGGAGGAACCCGCGATGACCACGATGGCCCGCCTGCTCGTTGCCGCCACCCTGCTCGCCCTTCCGGCGGTCGCCCATGCGTCCTGCCCCACCTGCAGCCCAGCCTACAGCTTTGGCCTCAATATCGGCCTGGGCGGCGATTGGTACGGCCCCAAGCCGGTGTTGCCGGCGCCGCCGCCCCGAGCTCCAACCCGGGTCTATCTGTTCCGAGGCCTCGGCCACCTCAGTAATTTTGGCCCGCTGGCCGCCGATCTGCGCGCCACCGGCGCCACGGTGCTGATCTACGGCTGGCGCCAGCAGGACCGCGTGCTGCGTGACGCCCTGCGTCACCCGACCGATCGGATCGTGGTGGGCGGTCATTCGATGGGCGATTGGGCGGCGTTCCAGGTCGCCCCCCGGATCGTTGCCGCCGGAGTGCCGGTGCGCGTCATCGGCCTCGACCCGCTGTGCACGTTCCCGCAATCGAGCGTGGGTGGCGTCAACATTTGGGGCAGCTATTGCGGCCGCTATCCGGGGACCGTGCCGGGCGCCGAGAACATCTACATCGCCGACACCAGCCATATCCACTATCCGGTCGACGCATCGGTGCGCGCGGCCTTCATGCGGGCGGTGTACTGGAATTAGTGGTTTCAGTTTCTGTCGGGATTGGGGATGCCGGTCACGGCGCCGTCGGGACCGTATCCGGGGATCGAGGTTGGCATCGCGGCCGCGATCTGCGGCGCCGTCATGCCCTGGTCCTTCATCCTGAAAACCGTTGCGAAAATCGGGTGCGCGTCGCTGATCAGCTTGGCGATATCGGGTTCGAGCGCGAGCAGGGCGCCGACGATCACTTCCCATTGCGCGATCGACAGCCCGGCCACGGTCGCCCGCGGCATCAGGATTGCGAGAATGTCGAGGATGCCCTGCATCGCCCGCTCCTACTGCTGGCTGGCCGCGATGGCCGCTTGGATGGCGACATTGGCCGCCTGGATCGCCTGCAGCGCCGTGGCGACGGCCTGGGCGTCGCTGGTCGCCTGCGTGCAATAGCTCTGATACTTGGCGACGCCCTTGTTGATCGCGGTGGCGACGTTCGATGGCGTGCCGGGGTTGCCGGCATAGGCCGTGGCGTACTGATAGATCGCCGAGCAGCCCATGCTCAGGCCGGTATAGGCCGCGCCGGCCGCCTGCAGGCCGATGCCGATATCGTTGGTGATCTTGGCGCCGGTGGTCTGGCACGATTGCGGAAGCGCCGCGAGCAGCAGCGCCAGCGTGACGAGGATGGCCTTCATTTTCGGTCCCCGAGGTTATCCCGCTGACGTCGCGGGGGTTGCGTGGTTGCCGTTCGGCCCCGGCGCCGGCGGCGTCGCCGTGACCGGGATCGTGCCGGCGATGGTGGCGTCTTTGGTGCGGCTGTCGCGCGACGAGCCGAAGTACCACGTGATGATGGTCATGGTCATGGTGCCGAGCGCGCCGGTGAGCGTGTTGAGCACCGCGAGTGAGCCGGCGTCGGCCTTCGGCGGATAAAAAATCCAGACGAAGATCATCGCGATGAAGGCGCCGACGACGAGAAGCGCGAGGATCTTCTGCGTGTCGCTCCAAGGTGTGGTTGACGGCTTGTCCAACGCTGCCCCCTATCGGCTGGTGTGCGCGATGATACGCGCCATTTCCCGGATGAAGGTGTTCTGATCGTTGAGATCGTAGTCGCCGGGATGCGGAATGTTGTGCGGCTGGTTGATCAAGCCGCCGGTCATGTCGCCGCGCTTCCAGCGCAGCGCACCGAGGCCGGGAAACGGGAACGGATTGTCGCTGTTGAAGATGTGAGCAAATTTGACATTTGCCGTGAAGGGCTGATCGACGCCGAAGATCGAGGCCTGGAAGCCGAACGCGCCGTCGATGATGTGATGGGTATAGCTGCCGACCACCGGCACGTCGCAGGCGCCGAGCGAGGTGCCGACGACGAGCACACCGACATTCGCCGGCAAGCCGCTGATCTGCGCGGCGACGGCGCCGGCCTGGTAGTCGCGCACCGGCGCGTGCACGGTCAGCTGCGGGATCGCCTCTTTCGCGCGATTGCAGAAATTCGGCAGGTCAGGATCGGTCTGCAGGTCGAACGGCATCATGCCGAGCAGTGCGAACAGGTGCCATTCCATCACTGTGCTCCTGCGGCGAGGCCCGCGGCGAACAGATCGGCCTCGTGGCCGCGGCGGCGCCAGAGATCGCCGCCGACCGGCCACAGCCGGCGCATGGCGAGGATCTCGTGCGGGATCAGATCGAAGTGCTGCGCCGCCATGTGCGCCCTGATGTTGCGCATCTCGGTATAGCGCGAGCCGAGCATGTCGTAGCTCGGGCCGCGATTATAGGTGAGCGACACCAGCACGCCGAAACAGTCGCCGGGCAGCTTGTCGGTGTTGGGCAGATGCTCGCGGGTGATCGCCTCCCATTTCGGCAGGCCCCGGTCGGTGAACTGCGCCAGGCTTTCTTCCCAGGTGATGGCGACGTCGTGGCGGTGCGCGTTGACCCATTCGCGCGCCCTTTCGCCGGTGAGGCCGACGCCTCGGTTGAGCATGCCGATGCGGCCCGCGTCGATGAAGCCGGTCCAGTCGGCCTCAACGGTGTGTTCATAACCGAGATCGTAGCCGACGCCGACGGTCGGGCCGCTCGATCCGCCCGGCCAGGAGAAGCCGGCCTCGTATTTGAGATAATACGGCTTGTCGCCGTCCTCCTCGGTGACGATCAGCAGGATGGCGCGCGACGAGCTCTGCGGCTTGTAGGGCGTCGCCGGTGCGGGGAAAACTCCTACGCCTGCAATCATGGGTCTTTCGCCTTTTGCCGTGCGAAAAATTCCGGGAACGCCGCTTGAAGCTCAACCTCAGTTGGTAAATGGTCGAACTCTCGCTCGCCCTCCTCTAGCACGATTTCCGGGGCGCGCAAAAAGTGTGGAGGTGGCTGCCCGCTCGCGTCGAGGTCGCGGGGGTCATACACGTATTCCGATGCGGAGCGATAGGCGAGGTGGTCGCCGCGGTCGACAAAGATATAGCGAATTTTGACGGTCATCAGCCCAGGTTGTCCTCCCACCCGATAATAGCGACGCAAGCGCCGGCGCTGCTGCCGGTATAGGCAAAGGCCGCGGAGGCTTCTAACAAAAGATCCGTGGTGGTGTCCGGCGAGCTCGTGCCGACCCCCTGCAGATATAGCGGATAGGTGTTTCCGTTCGAACCACCGGGACCATTTTGCGTGCCGCCCCACGCCGTATTTGGCGCCACCATGAGGGAACCGAGCGTCCCCGAACGGATAGAATTGCCCATAAGCTTTGTCGACTTGGCAGTTGGCGGGATGAAGGACGAGAGCGACACACTCGTCAGCACCGGGGATTGAGCCGAGAAGGTTCCAAAAACGCCGGAGATCGGGGTCAGGGTGAGCGCCGGGTTGGTGCCGACGATGAACTGCGCGCGGTTGCCGCGCTGCATGACCTGATAGAAATGCGACGAGCCGTCGGTGAGGAAGGCGCCGATGCGCTTCTTGAAGGTGTAGCCGCCCGGCATCGTGGGCGCCGAGAACGACGTCGACAGCAGGCCGCCGGAAATCGAGCCGTTCGAGATCCCCCACAGCCCATACCAGGTGTTGGCGGCGAGCGCGCCGGCGTCGAGCCCGTTGACCACGCCGATATTGGCGGCGTTGATGGTGAACGATTGCGAGGTGGCGCGGATGGCACCGCCCGAGGGATTGTTCATCACGAGCTCGTCGTAGCTCGTGTTGATCTGCGTGTTCGGCGTGCCGGGATTGTTGGTGTTGACGAGGTTGGTGAAGGCCGAACCCGCGACCGGCACGATCGCCGGGATCGCCGACTGCTCGAGGACGAAGCCGCCGCCGCCGGCATTGAGCGACTGCACGAAGATCAGCACGTATTCCTCGCCGCCGACGATCTGGCCGGTCACCTGCGTCGCCATGTCGGCGAGATAGACCGGCAGCAGCGCCAGCGATGCGAATTGCGCATTGACAGCGGCATTCGACGAATTTGCCGCCAGGAAGCGGAAGCTCGAAAAGTTCTGATAGCCGGTGATGACTGGCGCATTGCCGATCGGCGTCAGCGTCAGCGTGTTGGTGCCGGCGGCGGCGCACGGTATCGCCACCATCTGCGCGACCTGATTGAACATCGCGTCGAAAATCGCCAGCTGCTGGGTGCCGCCGGCCAGATTGGCGAAGATCGTCGGCCACGCCATTTAGAACTCCCACACCGTGAAGGGCGTCCCGGGTGCCGAGGCGATGGCGTTCCAGGCTGCGCCGAGGCCGAGGTTGTCGAGTTTCAGGTCGCCCGGCAGCGGCAGCATGCCGCCGGGGAACAGCGTGAACGATCCCGCGCCGTTGAGCACGGCGGCGAGCGCCACGCCCGACGCCGTCAATGCCGGGCAGAATGACACGGATGCCGTCGCGCTCGGATTGATAAACAAGAGCGCCTTGCGCGACGGATTTTGCGGCACGATCAGCGCCGAAACCGTGCCGAGCGTGATCGGGTATGCGAATGGGGTCAGCAGTGTGGTCAAGCAAACCCTCCTAGCAAGGCCCGCCGTTGACGTTCGATGTGCCATCTCTCCCGCACCCAGCAGAGAGTGATGACGTTGGCACGTCAAGGACAGAGTGCTGGATCACGGTGACGAAGCCGGTCACCGTCATGTGGCCGAGCGAAATGATCGCTCCGTCGGTGTCTAAAAAAGTCCCGTTGAGCACGGTGCTGCCGACGCCGGAACCATAGACATTGAGCAGGCGGCCACCCACCTGGTCGCCGGCATAAACGACATTTTCCGTGTAGGTGCCGGGCGCGAGGAAGATCGAAGCCACACTCGTCAGCAGAATATGGTTGTTGATGAAATTGATCGCGTACTGCAGATGCTTAAACGCGGTTGCGGCGGTCATGCCGTCGTTGCAGTCATTGCCGGATGACGGATTGACGTAGATGCCATAGGTGAGCGAGTTGATCGCCTGCTTGGCGTTCCACGACAGCGGCGGCTGCGATGCCTGCCATGTCGTCCCGACTTCGGCGATTTGCGCGTGCTGGCCCGGATAAAGGAATGATTGCCCCGCCGGACACCCAGCCGATGGGTCCGGCGCGATAAAGAGCGGAAACGCAGTCACTGGCGCCGGCGGAAATCCGCTCAGGATCGTTGCCTGCCCATAATAGCCGTTGGTGATGTCGATCGGGCTGGTGCAGGTCAGCCCGCTCGGGAGCGTGAGGGTGATCGCTGCGTCGATGTAAAGTGCATTGCCGCAGTCGGTGGTGGCGAGAGATCGGCTTGCCGATACCTCGATCACCTGTTGCTGCGCCTCAGCCGCGCCGGCAAACAGGAAGAAGGCTAGGGTGGCGGCAAAAATTCGGATCATTTCTAAAACTCCGCTATTGCGACTATGTCAAAATTATATTCTGTCGTGGACGCAATCTGCGCTGCGAGCGACGTGCCGTAGGTGTACGGATTGGGCCCAGCCGCCGTGGCGCCGCTGTTGTTCCAGCTGCCGTTGAAGAACGACACCTTCGAAATGTTTCCGGCATTGTCCCAATACGAAATGGTCGGCAGCGCCCGCATGACCTGATGGAACGGGATCGTCTGCCCGGTCAGGCCACCGCTTGAGCCGGCATACATGGTGATTGCGTTGCCCGCGACGCCGACGCTCGAGCCCGGCGCGACCGAATAACTATAGGTCTTGAAATAGTACCGCTCGCACCATGCGAGCTCCGACTGCATGGAGCGGATCTCCGGCGGCGGCGCGGTAGCCGCGCCCGCGGCGACGCCGGGCGACGGTCGGCCGTCAAGCCCGGTGATCTCGCAATGCACCGCCGCCGATGTGAGCGCGACATTGCAATCGTAATTGACTTCAAGCCCGCGCACCGCACCGGCGCCAACGGTGTACGACCACGCATATTGACACCACGCGCCGCTGGCGCACGACGACCATCCGGCATTGGTCGACGCCAGGTCCGTGGCGACATTGGTATTGTTGGCGCAGTCAAGCTTGCCGGCGGTGCCAAGCTGATAGGTATCCGCCACTGTCGGGATGCAGGTCGAGATCTTCGGTGTCTGCGGCGAGCCGCTGTCCTGCTTGTACCAGAATGAAAATGTCGACGGGTTGCCCGCCATCGGCGTCGCGTCGAGGCTTTCGATGCGGTGGCCGAAGATCAGATCGGTGTTGCTCGCCAGGCCGGCGCACTTGATGGCGAAGCTAAAGCCGCCCTGTGGGATCGGGCCGTCCTGGGCGCAGGTCACCACGGCACCTTTCGGATAGGCGATCACCCCATCGGTCATGTACGTGGCGATGGTCGTGGATGACGCCGGCGACGTGGTGCCACGCTGCCAGACGCTGATCGAACCATTGTAGATTTTGTTGATGAAGCCGCCGGGTGTGTAGATCGTGCCGGTGGCGGTGATCGGATTGTTTGGTCCGGTGAGGCCGCCGGCGAGCGCCACGCTGGTCACGGTGCCGGAGCCGCTGCCGCACGCGCCCCACGATGGCACACCAAGATTGCTTTCCTGCAGGCATTGCGTGCCGCTGTTGTTGCCGGCGAGGCTGACCCAGTTGATGCCGCTCCAATAGATAATGTCGCCGGCGCGCACCGGGCTGATGACCAGCGTGGCAAAGACACCAAACAAAACACTATTCGTCTTAGTGCAGGTGATGGTGCCGGAGTTGGTGATGGTGCAGTCGCCGCCCATGGTCTGCGGCGTCGGCACATTGGCCACGCTGCCGATGAAGATCTGGCCGTTCGGCAGGGCCAGCGCCGGCAGCGTCGCGAGCGCGGCCTGCACAAAGGCGGTCGAGGCGGCGCGATTGTCCGAGGTCGTCGCCGGGGTCACCGTCGGCACGATGCAGTTCGGGTTGGTCGGGCCGCAGCCCTGCGCCATCGCGGCGGTCGTGAGCGCAAACAGCAGGGCGATACTGGCAAGAATTTTTTTCATGTCACGCCGTCAGGGTTGCCGCCATCGAGCAGGTGTCGGCGGCGTCGATCGCCGCGCCGTCGACAATCTCGATGGTGCCGCTCGGCGGGATCGGGAAGTCGACCGGCAGCGAGATCGTCTGCGTGATCGGCGGTCCGGTGACGGCGGCCGGCGCCGCGCCGCCGCCCGAGACGATATTGACGGTCTGACCGGCGGTGACGGCGGTGCCCTGCAGCGACTGCCACATGATGTTGCCGGCGCTGTCCTTGATGCGCAGCGACAAGATGCGGTTGCCGACGGTCGCCGAGGCCACCCATATCGCCATCAGGCCGATCAGCGTCGTCCAGCCGCCGCCGTTGGTCAGGATGCCGTGATGGCTCGCGCCCGTCGCCGCGGCGGCGGCCGTGAGCTCGAACGGTGCACCGGAACGGACAGACATGCCTACCTCCTGCCGCGCCTCCCCCGGCGCGATTTGCGATACGAGCGCTTCACGACGCCATTGGCTTGGCGCACCGCTGATCCGGGCGACGCGCCGCGCCGCTTGGCGCTGTCATAGACGTGCTGCCATTGCCGCTTGCGCTTCGGCGAATTCGCCTTTCGCGTGAAGCGCTCGGCGGGCATGGCTCAATAGTATTCGACGGCCGAAACCGGGTTCGAGCCGACGTGCGAAATGATGTTGATCTGCGCGCCGAGATTGCCGACGCCGCCCATGCCGCTTTCCGGGAAGGTGTGGCACGAGGCGGCGACCTGACCGCCGGGGATGACGACGCCGGTGGTGCCGTCGACCGGGGTGACCGAGGGTCCGAACGTGACGGTGATCACATTCGCCGCGGTGGCGTTGCCGTTGCAGATGGTGATGCCCTTGCGCGACGGGTTGGCGCCGATCGCGGCCATCGAGGCGCCGGTGCCGATGGTCAGATTGTACTGGTTCGGGCCGAGACTGGTGCCGAGCCCCTGGGCATGGGCGACGAGCGGGTCGAGCGCGGCCAGGACGAGCGCGCAGGCGGCGGAGATCTTGAGCTTACGGATCAGTGACTTCATGGTTCCCCTCCTTGGGATCAACCTCGCCGCCAATAGAGCATGATGATCGGGGCGAGCACGGTGAGAGAGAAGCCGAGCGCGGCGTAGGTGCGCAGCGGCAGCGGGTCGTACACCGCCCAGCCCCACATCAGGCAGGCGGCGACGAGTGCGATCAGTCCGAGCAGCCGGGCGCCGACGATGTCGAGCGCGGCGTTGAGCGTGGCGAGATAGGCGGGCTCGAGCCGCGGGTCGGGCGGCGGCTGTTCCCACTGCAGCGGCCGGTGGGCATTGGGGAAGGGCATGACCGTCGCGTCGGGCACCGGCCCGTCATAGAGCTCGCTCGGGTCAATCGTTTGCGGCGAAGAATTGTCCATCCGTCCCCCCTCCGCCGCCGCCTTCGATGCGGTGCCGGATCATGGCCACCTTAACCCCGGCCTCGATCGCTTTCAATTTCTCGGCCGCGGTGGCATCCGCCTTCTCGAGCACGGACTTCACGCCGTCCTCTAACAGCTTGAGGAACTTGTCCTCTTTGGGCTTTGGCGCAGTCACCGGGTGGCCTCCTCGCGCAGCCGCCGCCGCAGCGCCTGGGCGTTCTGGCGCTGTTCCCAAACCTTGGCGCGGGCGGGATCTGTAATCCAGGCCGGCGCCGCCTGCAGGCCGAAGAACGAGCCGATCTGCTCGCCGACGTCGGAGCCCTCGCGCGCCAGCCGGCGCTGCGAGCGTACCGAGAATGGCATCATCTGGTTGGCGAGATAGCTGGCGAGCTCCTCGGCCTGGGTGGCGAAGTCGCCGCCCGGATTATGGATGATGCCGCCATAGAAATCGCGGTTGTTGTAAAATTCGGCGACCGTCTCCCACAGCGGGTTCATCTTCGAGACGACGGTGCGCACCGGCTCGTTGTTATATTCGAGCACGTCCTTGATGTAGCTCGGCACGATCACCCGCTCCTTGCCGCCGCGCGGGGTGTTGCGCCCGGTCGGCGGGAAGAAATAGTCCATCATCTGCGTCGGGCCGTGGCCGGTATAGAGGTACGTCAGCGACGCGCCGATGATGCCGGTGACGATCGGCATCGAGATCGCGTAGGCCATGCGGTGGGTGAATTCGACCTGGTCGCCGGCGCGCAGCGCCGAGATCGCTTTGGTGGTGTCGATCAGGCCGCCGCCGAGCTCGCGCATGGTGCCGAGGTTCCAGCCGACCGAGCGCGTCGCCAGGAAGGCCACGTCCTTGAGCGTTTTTTTCCAGAAGATGTTGTCGTAGACCATCTGCCCGAGGCGATTGTCGACGCTGTTCCAGATCTTCTGCATTTCGATGGCGCGCTCGGCCTCCGTGGCGAGCGGATTGCGGCGCAGCCAGTCGGAAGCGAGGTTGGCGAACACGCCGAGTTTTTGCCGCGGCACCAAATAGTCCATGACCGGGTGCGAGATATCGGAGATCGCGGCGCCGGCGATCTGAAACGGCGCCTTGAGCACGGTCGCCACCGGCGACTTCTCGTAGTTCTGCGCGATCGAGCGGACCAGCGTGCCGTCGCGCAAGCCGCGGAACAGCGAGTGCTCGGTGGCACGGTAGAACGCGTCCATGCGCACGCGGCCGCCGGCGAGGTTGAACGCCTGCACCATCGCGCGCTCCTCGTTCGACAGATTTTTCGGGTCGAGGATGGCGCGGCGCAGCTTGGCGCCCTTACCCACGGTGAGGAAGGCCGCCGTCGGCGTCGAGATCGCCTGCATCGCCGCCTCGCCGAAGTGCCCGGCGGCGGCGCTTTTGATGGCGCGCGCGAGTTGCGACACCATGACGTCGACGGTGGTGAAGGTGGCGTGGAATGCCGACAGCCCCAGCTGCAGCATATTGAGCCCCATGCCGACGGCACGGATGCTGTCGACCAGGCCGTGGCCGGCGAGCGCCGACGGCGAGACGTAGTTGTTGAACACCCGCGCGGCTTCCTCGGGCGCGTACCACTCGCCCATGATGCGCAGCCCGGCGACGTTGAACACTTCGGTCTGCGTCTCGCCGGCAATGCGCAGCGTCGGCTTCACCGCCTCGACCGCGGCCTTGAGATCGGGATTGGCGTTGAGGAAGCGTTCGAGCGTGCGCCACGTCGCCGGCGCCGCCGACTTGAGCATCTCCGGCGCGTGGAAATAGGCATGCCACATATTGGCCATGCGCTCGGGCGGGTTCAGTAGATAGGATCGGAAACTCGGCGACGCTTTCCAAAAGTCCTTGACACGCCGGGCGGCAAGGTGGGCGAGCTCCGGCCAGACGCCAGGCGCACGCTGGAAGATGCGGGCGAGCCCGTAGATGTTATCAATCTGATGGCCGATCTCGTGCTCGAGGACGACGGCTTCGTTGCCGAAGCGCGAGACGACCGGCGCCCGCGGTCGGTTGGTCGTGTAGCCAAGCGTGCCACTCCCTTTTCTGCCGAGATAAGGATCCTGCGATCGCAGCGGCGTTTTCACTTTCACTTTCAGGAAATCGGCGAGGTTCTGCAGACCCTCGCGCAGGCCCTCGTCGTAGGCGGTGTCATGCTCGGCGACGACTTTTGCCGGCGGCAGGATCGCCTTGAACACGCGGTCGTCGAGTTTCTTGAAGCCGGTCGGCACGGTGTCGCCGACGCGGATGAACTTGGCGATGCCGGACTTCTTCATCGCGTGCGCCTGCCAGGTGCCATACAGAAATTTGTGCTGCTCGCGGAATTTGATCAGTTCGAGCTCGACCGGGTCGGTGGTCAGAAGCTTCTCGCCGGCGGCGAGGCCTTCCTTGACGTCGCGGTACGAGCGCCGCTTGAGGAACGCGCCCGAGCCCTGCAGTGGCCGCTTGCCGGTGCCGGCGGCGGCGGCTTTGCCGGCGGGCGTGAGCTCCTGCCAGATCTGACCGTGATAGAACTCGTTGGCGTCCTGCAGGATATTCTTGCCGACCACCTGGCCCATGCGCTGCAGCTTGAGCGTCGTCTCGTCCTGCAGCCGGCGGAACGTGTCGGCGGCGGCCTGCAGGCCCGGCGTCGCCTGCGGCAGGCCGTGCTGGATGCGATAGATATATTCGATGCGCTGGTCCTCGGGCAGGCGGTTGATCATGCCCTGATACGGCTTCAATTTTTCTTCGACACGCACATTAGCGGTGTGCTCCATCGAACTGAATTTCCTGGAAAACCCGGCGAAGATGCCGGCCTCCTTGGTGAGCCCCTCGGGCGCCAGCGTGCCGATGATATCGGTGGCGATCTTGGTGGCGCGCCCGGCGCGTGCGATCGAGGTGAAGGCGGTGATCGGGTCGAGGAAAAACATCGCGATATCGGAGCCGACCTCGCCCGTCGTCTCGGCCGAGATCCCGGTCAGCGCCTGCAGCGGCTTGCCCGCGGCCTCGGTGATGCCGGCCTCGATCGGCGAGAACGGCACCGAGATCGCGGCGCCCAGGCTCTTGGCCGCGCCCCAGGCCTTGCCGAGCACCGACGGCGACTTAACCATTTCATTAAGATCGTCGAGCAAGTCGATGGAATTCTTGGCAAAAGTCCGCTTGAGCGTCTGCAGCGGCGTGAACGACGACGCAGCCGGCGGGGCCGTCATGCCGGCGAGGCTGTCGGCGTGATGGGTCAGATCGCCGAGGTTGTCCGCGGCGGCCGCGGGCGCGGCTGCGGGCGCGGCGGTCGGCCCTGTTCCGGCAGCAGCGGCGGGCGCGGCGGCCGGCGCCGCAACCATGCCGCTGATATCGTCCGCCGTCCCGCTCGGAGCGACCATGCCGGCGAGATCATCGGGGCCCGCCATGTCATTGCGCCCCCGCCGTCAGGTCGGGCGGCGGCTGCGTCTTGTGCTGGATCTGCACCGGCTGGCCGGTCTGCGGATTGATGACCCAGGTGCCGTTCGGCAGCTTCGCCGCCTGCGCGCGGGCATAACCGGGTGTCAGCCGCAGCGCGGTTTCCGGGGTTTTGCCGTTGAGCGAGCGCCGGCCGCCCGGCGCCACGTTGATCGGCGGCGGCACCGCCGCGGACCCGGGCCGGGCCGGGGCGGTGCCGAGCGGGATCTTCTCCGTCGGCTCGGTGCCGATATTCGTCTCGGGCGACGGCGGCGGCGCCGGCGCGGCCGCGGCGGCGGGTGTCGCACCGGGTGCGGCCGCGGTCGAGGCGGTGCCGCCGGCCGGCTGTTCACCCCCGCCGCCATAGAGGCCGGCGAGCCACGAGCGCAAGCCGCCCGGATTGTTCTTCACCTCCTCGGGCATGATCGGATTGGTCTGCGGCGAGCCGCCCGGATGCAGGTAGGTGTAGAGGTTCAGCATGATCTGCTGTTTCTTCGGATCCTTCTCGTTCTCCAGCATCACCGCGAAGCGCTCGATGCCCGCGGGCGTGTTCAGATTGACGTTCTCGATCTTGCGCTGGACCTCGAGCAGCTTCACCTGCAGGTCTTTCTGGTGATACTCGATCGTCTCCTGGTGCTGGGCCAGCTGCGCGGCCAGCTGTTCTTTTTTCATCATTATCTGGGCGACGGTGGTGAAGTTTTTTTGCGCCGCCGCCGAGGCCATGAGCTCGTCCTGGTATTTCGACGAGATCATCTGCACCTCGCTCATTTTCTGGTCGAGGTTGAGCTTGGCGTTCGACATGGTGGCTTCGTACTCGCGCAGCGCCTTGTCGTTGTTCGACAGCGCCGCGTCGGCGTTGGCCTTCCAGGTTTTGAAGTCCTCGTTGAGCCGGTAGATATTGCCCTGCGCGTAGCCCTGCATGGCGCCGGAAAAAGCATTGAGCGCCGTGGTGACGTGATAGCGCGAGAACGCGCCGGCGATGGTGCCAAACGTCGCCGCCAGGCTCATCCATTGCCACGACGCATCGCGCAGGTCGGGCGGCTGGTACGAGCCGACGTCCTTGCTTTTCGATTTCAGGGTGGCGAGCGCCTGGTCCCCGGTCTTGGTCAGCTTGTCGGAGGCGGCGCTGACGTCGCCATAGGCCTTGTCCATCGCCGCCGATCGGCGGCCGAGAATGTCCTGCTCCTGCGCCGCCAGCTTGCCGAAGCCTTCGAGCATGGCGCCGGTGCTCGACGACGGCGTCGACGGCGACAGCGCCGCGGCCGCCTGCGGGCCAACGGTCGGGCCGCGCGGATCTTCGGGGTCGGGACGGAGATCGGGGTCCATGTCACGCCGCCTGTTTCTGTCCGACGTTGGAGATCGCCGCGACCAGCCCGAACGATTGCAGCGCCGAGGTGATCGAGGCCTGGAACTGCTGATCGTTCGCCATCTGCATCTGCGCCGCGGAATTGAGCTCGCTCGACACCTGGCCCTGGGCCTGCAGGCCGGTGGTGATCATGGTGTTGATGAACTGCTGCTGCATGGCGATGGCGTTTTGCTCGATCTGCGCCATGCCCTGCAGGAAGTCGGTGTCCTGGTTGGGGTCGCGGCCCTGGCTCGCGTAGAACTGATACAGCTGGTTCTTGGCGTTCTGCACGTACTGGTCGATCTGCGCCTGCTGTGCCGGCGAGATGGTGTTGCTGGCCGCGTTCGAGAGCTCGGTGTCGGCGAAGTTTTGCGTCGGCCCGACATTGTCGAGCGCACGCTGCGCCGCCGGCGGCAGCGACGGCTGGCCCTTGACCAGCGTGTAGCCGAGGCCGGCGAGCGGGGCCGCGACTTCGGCGGCTTTCAAGGTCGGGCTCGCCAGGATCGAGTTGAGCGTGCCGCTGATGCCGCCCGCCGCCGGCGCGGCGCCGCCGGCCGTGCCCGCGGCCGCCGGTGCGATGCTGGTCGGCGCGCCGACGCCGGCCGTGGTGCCGAGCGTGGCATTGTTGGCGAGCGCGACTTCGTCGAGCGTGGCGCCGGCCGTGGTGGTGCCGCCGGTCGAGAGCGCCGCACCGGCGCCGGGGGTGAGCCCCGCCGCACCGTTTTCGGTGGTCGCCGCATACGATAGTGGGCCGGTGCCCGCCGTCTCGCCGGCCGGGAACCCATAGGCCGCCTCGCTGACCGCCGCCGGCGTCAGGCCGCTCGTGCTCGACGAGCCGGCCAGCGCCGCCTGGTCGGCCGCCCACAGCGTGTCGAAATTGGTCGGGGTCGAGCCGCCGAGCGCCGACAGTGGCCCGGTGCCGCCGGCAAGGGCCTCGGTCGGGCTGACGACGCCGCCGGATGCGCCCAGGCCCGCCGCGGTAGCGGCAGGAGCCGAGATCTCGGCGCCCGCTCCGGCCCCTCCTGCGGCCGTGCCAGCCACATCGGCGCCAACGCCGCCGAGCGCGCCGGCGCCGCCGCCGGCACCGCCGGCCAGCGCGTCGAGGCCGGCACCGGCGGCCAGCCCGCCCTCCGCCGCGCCGGCGGCGAGGTCGGTGGCGCCCAGGCCCGCCGCGACGCCGCCTTCGGCCGCGCCGCCTAGCGCCGCAGCGCCAAGGTCGGCGGCGGCAACCGTCCCGCCGACGTCGGCCGCGGCGCCCGCGGCGGCGCCGATGCCGGCATCGACCGCGCCGGTCACCGCGACGTCGGTGGCAGCGCCGGCGAGCGCGTCGCCAAGCGCGGCAATACCGGCGGAAATGCCCATGTCAGCCTCCGAGATCGAGCCGTTTGGTGAACACCTCGTCCATCAGATCATAGCCGAGGCGGCGGTAGAGCACACCGTGGCCGCTGGCGGCCTTGGCGCGGCCGACCATCAGCTTGACGCCGGCCTCGCGCGCGATGCGCTCGCCGAATTTCAGGAGGCGCACGCCGGTCCAGCCCTGGCGATGATCCGGGTGCAAGAAATGCAAGTCCTCGACGGCGGTGATGATGTGCTGATAGTGCGGGTGCGGGTGCACCATGTTGACGAAATAGCCGACGAGCTCGGCGCCGGCGCGGGCGGTCGCGACCTGCAGCTTGCCCGAGGCCTCGAGGGTCTTGTAGAGCCGCAAATCGGGGTTGATCCGGGTCAGATCCTGATACGGCGCGATCTCGCGCCAGTGCAGCGCCTGCAGGCTCAACGCCTCCTCATAGACGTCGGAGAATTTCTCGACCTGAAAGCGGACCTGGGGGCGGGTGATCGCGTCCATCAGTTGGTGATCCCAAAGGCCTGACGCAGCGCGGCGTGCTCGGAGCGGTGCGCATCCAGCCATTCATACCATTCGTCCGGCTTCGACAAGTCAACGTCGGCGAGATTGATGCCCGAGACGCCGGTAATCTGGCGCAGCGTGTCGTGCACATTCTCGTGAGTTGTCAGCCAGTTACGCGCAAATTCTTTGGTGTTGTCCCAGGACGACAGGTCGTAGTCGGCAATGAGCTTCGGCGGCGGGCCGGACTTCTGCCCGATCTGCACGAATTGCACGTGCTCGTAGGCGTGCTCCTGGCGATAGACCGCGAAGCCGGCCTCGTCGCCGAACAGGCAGATATCGTGGAAGAAGATCGGCATCAGTTGGCGGTGTTCGAGGCCATGACGGTGGCGTCCTGGTATTCGATGATGGCGTTGTTGAAGGCATAGCCCGAGGCGAAGGTGCCCGACAGCGTCAGTCCGAGATAGATCCCGGTGCCGGCGGCCGGCTTGCGCTGGAACAGGAAGCCGGTGCCCGAGAAGGTCACAGCTTGCGCGAACTGATTGACCCAGGTGACGATCGCGCCGACCGCAGTGGTCCAGGTCACCGGGAACGCCACGTTGTAATTGGCATTCTGCGAACCGTTCTCGGTGTCGACCGTCATGACCATGCTGCCGGTCGTGGTCGAATTCTGCGCGGTTGCGACCTGCATGATGCGCTTGGCCATGTGCGGCTTGCCGTGGTGCGACAGCGCGGTGCGCAAGAGGATGCTGACCGGGGTGTTGACGTTCTGGATGATCTGGGTGACGTCGGCACCCGACGAGGCGAATGTCTCGAGCGTGCCGGCGATCACCGCGGTCGACATGGCCGATAGCGCGGCGCCTTGCGAGCACACCCACCACTTCTTCGACTGGAACACCAAGAGCAGCGAGCGCGTGGCGCCGAGGGTCGGATCGACATAGCGCACCAGCAGCATGTAGCAGCGGATGGCGTTGACGTCGTTGAGCGCGGCGACCGGGGCTTGCGTGAAGTCGATGCGCTGGAAGATGCCGTCCATCTCGTCGGAGATCTTCTGCACCGACGAGCCGAGCACGGCAAAGACGCCGGCCTTGTTGGCGAACAGCACCAGGCGATTGTACGACTGCACCGACAGCGGGAACGTGGTGCCGGTGTCCGAGGACAGCGTCACGATGGCGAAGATGGTGGTCGAGCCCGAGACGCTGACGGTGCCGATCTGCTTGATCGAGTTGTCGCCGAAGATCCACAGATAGTTGTTGAGCGCGCGAAGCACCGTGATCGAATGCACCAGATCGCTGTCGGGGATGATGGTCGAGCCCGATGCGTTGGCGGCCGCGGCATCGTCGTAGCCCTGCACGCCGGTCCAGGTCAGGGTGCGGCCGCCGCCGAGCCAGACGCGCCCGGAGAACACCGCGAGCGTGGTTGGCGTGATCGAGAAGAACGGCCACACCTTGGCGGTCGCAGTGGCGCCGGCGCCGCCGCCGACCGGATTGATGGTGACGGTGAGCGTGTCGGTGGCCTTGTAGCCGGAGCCGGCATTGGTCAGCGTCAGCCCGGTGACGACGCCGGCGACCACGGTGGCGGTGGCGGTGGCGCCCGCGCCCGAGCCGCCGGAGATGGTGACGGTCGGCGTGGTGTAGCCCGAGCCGCCGGCGGTGACGATCAGGTTCGGCGACACGCCGCCGGACTTGCTCAAGGTCTGGCCGTTCCAGGCCGCATAGCCGGCCGTCGGGTCGGCGATCAGCAGCACCTGGCTCTGCCACACCGCGACGTCGGGCAGCGAGAAGGTGCCGGGTCCGGCGATGGTGGTCTGCGCGCCCGAGGCGATGTTGACCGCGAACATCGAGCCGTCGGTGGCGCAATAGATCTCGTAATCGGTGTTGAGCACGAAGGCGTAGAACAGCCGCTGTGCCTGCTTGCCGGCGATGGTGGCGAGCGCGGGGTTCGGCCCGGCGCAGGAGAACAGATAGTTCTTGCCGATCGGCTGCAGATTTTCGCACCAGGCGAGACGGTTCGGCGGCAGCGCCTGGCGGGCCTGCTGCGTGTCCATCGTCTCGAACCCGTCGAAAACGAGGAATTCCTTGGTGGCGGTCTGCTGCGAGGTGAGCCCGGCTTTCGGCGCCATAGATCACCAGCGATTGATGCGGCGGAAGTAATTCCGATAGATGTTCGGGATGCGGCGCGTGTATCGGGTGACGCCGATCTCCGCCTGCCGGGTCTTATACTTCTTGTGGTAGTAGTCGGCCTGATCAAAATTCTGCATTTTCAGCAACGCCAGATGCGCCGCATAGTATTGGACGCAATCGGCCTGCGGATCGAGGATCTGCGTGTCGACGTCGGTGGTGTTGACCAGCGGCGCGGGCAGCCCGACGCCGTCAATGTCGACCGGGTAATTCTGATCGGGGATCGGATAGACGAAGGCGATGTTGGCTTCCTGGATCAGCGACCACACGCCGGGCTGCCGCTGCAGCGTCGGGTTCGATCGGCAGAACGCCTGGAACGGCGTGAACGGCAGCCAGCCCATCGTGTAGCGTTGCGTGCCCCAAAGCGGCGACAGCGACAACAGGTCGAACAGCAAATAGCTCGACATGGCGACGAGGTTGGCGCCGACGCCGGTGGGATCGGCGACGGCGACCGCGGGCGCCGAGGTGTAGCCGGTGCCCCAATTGGTCATGTTGATCTGCGTGATGACGCCGCCCGACACGACGGCCTGGGCCTGTGCGGTGATGCCGGACGCCGGCGGCGCGATGGTGATGACGGGCGAGGAATAATTGGCGCCGCCGGCGGCGATGGTGAGGCCGTAGATGCCGCCGGTGATCGGATACTGCTCCTTGCCGCCGATCAGCGAGGCATTCTGAAAAAAGTAGCGGACATTGTGGAAGTCGAGCGCGACGCGCTTGCGCGAATTGTTGATCCAGTTGATCAGTTCGGACGGAAGAAAATCAATGCCCGCGGTGTCGTGCACGAGCTCCTGCACCTGCAGAATGTAGTCCGAGAGCAGGTACATTCGTCATCACGCAGGCGCGTCCGCCGTGATCCTGTTGCGCTTAGCACCGCTGCGCGCCGGCGGAGGCGGTTGCGGCGCGGCGTCCGGCTCGTCGAAAACCTCCTCGGTTTCCTGCACCTCGACCATCTTGAAGGTGACCGGCTTGAGATCGAGGTTGGCGAAAAACTCGCGCGACTTCGGCGCGAGATCGGGAGTGTTCCAGCCCCAGCGCTTCTGCACGTGCAGGAACACCGCCTCGGGCGGGATGCCGGGCAGCCAGCCGAGCATGTGATGGGCGGCGTCGCCCGGGATGGTCAGCGCTTCGCCCGGCTTGAACTCGTACGGCACGCCATCGAAGCGATCGCTGATGACGAAATCGTTTTTGTTCAAGACCTTGAGATTGGTGAAGCGATGCTCGCTCATGCCCTACTCCTCGTCGGCGTTGTCGTTGTCGGCGGGCTGGCCGCCCGCTTCGGCGATCATGCCGGCGATGATGGCGGAATGCACCTGCGGGGGCAAGCCGGCCCAATCGTGGTCGGCGAGCTCCGGGCCGGCGCCGTTCACCGGCTGCCCGTCCGCATCCTCGAGCGAGGCGAGCAGCGAAGTGCGATCCGGCGCCGTCAGCGTGGCCCACATTTCGCGGGCCTGCACATAGTCGGTCATGGTTCCTCCGTTAGTCGGCGACCCCCGGGTTGACGATCGAGACGTCGAACACGCCGCCGGTGACGGCGGTGGTGGTCGACACGGTGGCCGGCTGGGTGGTGAACAGGGTGGTGCCGATGTTCGGCACCGTCTGCAAGCCGAACCCGTTGTCCTCGACCGAGGCCGGGGTGCCGGTGAAGCCGGTGGTGGCCTTGATGGCGCCGCGCGCCGGCCGCGGCTGCATCACGCCGTTGCAGCCATCGGTCTGCACCAGCAGGCCGTCATCGGAGATCCACGGCGTGCCGACGGTGTAGCCGGCGCCGGCGGTGCCGCCGGTGCCGAGCGAGGTGACCGCCATCGACATGACCGCAGTGGCGGCGACGCCGCCGGCCAGCCCGCCGCCCGCGAACGACACGGTCGGGATGGTGGTGCCGGCATAGCCGAGGCCGTAGCTCTGCATCACCGCGCCGGTGAGCGTGCCCGAGCCGGTGAGGCCGTTGGCGGTGATCAGCGCGCCGGTGGTGCCGGGCGCGGGCGCCCATGCCACACCCGGCAGGAACGGCGGGTTGTTGTTCGGCGCCAAGAGGCCGGGCGGGATCACGGTCGCAGGCACCACGGCATTGAGCGGCGGGCCGGCGAGCGGCGGGATCAGGAACTGCGGCACTACATAGACGTTCGGGGTCGCGGAGTAGCCGGCGCCCGGGTTCTGCAGGGTGACGGCATTGATCGCGCCGCCCGAGATCGCGCAGGTCGCGGTGGCCTGGATGCCGCCCGGAGGCGGCGGGTCGATCAGGAGCGCCGGCGGGAACACGAAGCCCGATCCGGGCTGGGTGATGGTCAGGCCCGACAATTTGCCGCCGACGATCGGATAAGCCGCGGCCGCGATACCGTTCGACGGTGCCGCGCCGAAACCGATCGCGGTGCCGGTGGCGGCGGTGCCGATACCGTTGGTGCCGCCGGATCCGGCGTTGGTGATCTGCAGCGCCTGCACGACGCCAGACATATTGACCAGCCGCCAGTTATAGCCGTCGGTCGAGTTGACCTGCAGATTGCCGCCGGGGAAGCCGATATTGCGCCAGATCATGTTGACGCTGTCGAACACCTGCAGGCAGGTCTGGTTGCCCAGCTGGACGTAGTAATTGCCGGGCGGCAGGTAAGCCACCTCGCCGCCGGCAAGGCCGACAGGCACGGCACCTTGGCCGAAAGTGAAAGCCCCGCCGATGCGCATGACGTGATCTCCCCGTCAGATGTTCAAGAAGTTGATGTTGTCGAACTTGCCGTGCGCCTTGCACTTGACGTCGACGAGCTCGATCAGCGTGAGCAGCGCGCCGATATAGCCGAACTGGCCGTTCGGCAGCGTGCTCTCGAAGCCGGTGAAATAGAACCCGGCGCGCTCGTGGATGTAAGCCGCCAGATAGTCCGAGTTGATCAGATAGAGCGTGCCCTCCGGGCAGTACGGATCGGCATAGAACGGCACGCCGGCGACGTCGAGGGCGCGGAACAGCGCCTGCACCTTGCCCTCGCCGAACGCCGAATTCGGCGTCACGACGTAGCGCTCCTGGCTGGTGTAGTCCTGGGCCAAGGCGGTCCAGGTGCCGAAGCCCATGATGCCCATCTTCGGGATCTCGCCGGTCTGCTTGGTGACCTGGGCGATGTACTGCAGCATCAGGTTGCGGGTCGGCGACGTCGGCGCGCCGTTGTGCACATAGGTCGACTTCCAGAACGTGTTGGCCGGCCGGTTCACGCCGCCATAGGTGGCGAGGAAGGTGCCGTCGTCGATCGCGCCGGGCAGGCCGATCATCGAGGCGGTGTTGTTGAGGTTGGTGTAGAGATCGTTGGCGAAGCGATCCAGCGTGACGTTGGTGGCGTCGTTCATGCGCGCCTCGATCAGCGGCACCACCGCGTAATCGAGTTGCACGAGGCCTTCCATTCCT